ATTTCAACCGGACTTTACAATTGCCACAATTGCGGTTGGTCGGGCGGTGTAATGTTTCAAAAAAAATCGGAATACATTGTCCCGGAAAAAGTAAACGCCGATGTTACCGAACGCGTATTGAAATGGTTTGACGGGCGCGGTATAACCGAACCGACCCTTGTCCATTGGCGAATTGGTGAATCACTTGAATACATGCCGCAAGTGGGTTCAAAGCGTCGTTGTATAAATTTCAACTACTTCCGGGACAATAAGATTGTGAACGTCAAATTTCGTGACGCTGAAAAGAATTTTAAAATGACTTCAGGCGCTGAACTTATTTTTTACGGTATTGACAACATCAAAGAATTAAAAACGTGTTACATTGTCGAGGGTGAAATGGACGCGCTTTCATTGCATGAAGCTGGATTGTATTCTGTTTGTTCAGTCCCAAACGGCGCATCAAAAGGAAACGCCCGACTTGATTATTTAGACAACTGTTTTGAATACTTTAAAAACAAAACCGAAATCGTTCTTTGCACCGACAACGACGACGCTGGGTTGCAATTACGAAACGAACTTGCAAGGCGGTTTGGACAACACCGCTGCAAATACGTTGATTTCGGCGACTTTAAAGACGCCAACGAGGTGTTGACAACAAAAGGTGCTGAAACGTTACGAAACGTGATAAAAAGCGCGAAAAACTTTCCGTTGGAAGGCGTGCTTAATGTCAATGATATTTGGGAAAACGTTTTGGCGTATAATGAAAAAGGCGTTCAGAATTATTCAATTGGACTTTCGGAATCGGATTCGTTCTTTAAAATGTCATGGGGTGAATGGACGGTTGTGACCGGCGTTCCAAATTCAGGAAAGTCCGACATTGTTGACCAAATCTTTTGCAATGTTGCGACAAAATACGGATTCCGTTGCGCTATGTTTGCGCCAGAATCATTTCCATACGAAGGGCATATCAAAAGAATTGCAAACAAATTAAACAACAAACTTTGCAACAATGATGACCTTGAAAACACAAAGGATTTCATTGAAGAACATTTTCATTGGATTCGAATTGACCTTGAAAATTTGACACTAAAAAACATATTGAATAAGTTCCGGGAACTTGTATTCCAAAAAGGAATCAACGTTTTTTGTATTGACCCCTTCAACATGCTTGACCATTCGGCGCAAAGGGATTTCAGCTACATTGGAAAAATACTTTCCGAAATCACACAATTCGTTCAACAAACAAACACCCATTTGTTTTTAGTTGCGCACCCGCGAAAAATAGAATCGGAAAATGGAGTGTATAAAAAGCCGACGTTGTATGACGTTTCGGGTTCCGCTGACTTTTTCAATAAAGCGTACAATGGAATGATTGTTTATAGATGTATCGGACAAAAAACAAGGTACAAATCAGACCTTGTGAAAATATACATTGAAAAAGTAAAGCGCAAAGAAAACGGTCAAATTGGTGATTTTGACGTTGCGCCTGACTTTAATTCCGGCGGGGTTTACAAACCTATTGACAAAAATGACAAAGCGTTTGAAGTGATAAAGGACAACACGAACATCCCATTTTAAAAAATTTAATCTTTAAAAATACGAAAAATGAAAATTCTTAATTTGTATGCTTGTTTAGGGGGGAACCGTTACAAGTGGGGAGATGAACATGAAATTACAGCCGTCGAATGGGACGAAGAACTTGCAAGATTGTACAAAGAACGATTTCCAAATGACAATGTTATTGTTGCCGACGCGCATGAATATCTTTTAAAACACTACAAGGAATTTGATTTCATTTGGTCAAGTCCACCTTGTCCAACACATTCAAGGGCGCGTTTTTGGAATTCAAGCAATTATGACACAACAACACAACCGGTTTTTCCTGACATGAATTTATATCAAGAAATTATTTTTTTAAAACATTATTTTAAAGGTAAATTTGTTGTTGAAAATGTTATTCCATATTATGAACCGTTGATTCCCGCGCAAAAAAGGGGTCGTCATTTATATTGGACTAACTTTATATTGCCAAATGATTTGAATGAAAAAAGGTTTGCAATAAGCGCAAAAAATGAATTGAAAGGATTGTGCAAATTTCATGAATTTGATTTCACAAAATACAACGGAAAACAAAGTACAATAAAAATAGCACGAAACCTTGTTCATTTTGAAGCCGGAAAAACAATACTTAATACCGCTTTGGGAATCATAAAAAAATCAAACGTCAACCAAACAGAATTATTTTAATGGACTATACAAAAGCATTTAGGGCGAAATCATGGTGCAATAAAAACGGCATCAAAATATATATTGTCGCAACCAAAAAAGGATTGTTCATTGACATTTGGGACAATGGCAAAGTCACACGTTCGCCAAACATATATCGAAACAACAAAGACGCGTCAAAAAAGATTTGGGAATTGTATTTGTATCTTTGTGAAAAATACAAGACATGATATTTTCGTTTAGCTTTTTTCCAATTGAAGGAATTGTTTTTGGTGTTCACTATATCAATTCGGACAATTACCCAGAATTGTTTCAAGAAGAAGTCGAACAAACACATCATTCATTGCAGTTTTTTATTTTAATTTTTGGAATTTCAATTGTTTGGAAATGAAACACAACTTTACTCAAAGCGTACAAAAACCCCGTAAAAAACGCAAAGGCGTTCATTCAAAGAATGCGTCAAAGGGTCAAACTAGCTACAAACAAAAAAGGCGTGGACAAGGAAAAAAACGCTAATAAATAAAAAAAAACTTAAAAAAAGTTTTGTAATTAAAAAAATTGTTTTATATTTGTACTAACAAAATGAAACAATAATGAAAAATACATTTACAATACCAACCAACAAAAAAGCCGGAGAAATTTATATAATAAAAGTAGAACTTGACGATTCTAAATTCTTAGAAATTATCGACATTGTATCGGAGTTTAGTTCAATAGATGACTTTTACAATGCAGATAAACAAGGACTTTTTAAAATAATATAAAAACAACCGACCCCCGAAAGGGGGTCATAAATCTAAAACAATGAAATCATTTACAAATATATTCGAAGTAACATTCAATCCTCAATCAGGTTTTGTATCTCACAAAGAAGGTAGAGTAACAATAGATATTTCACTTGAAAACGTACATAGTGTACAAAAAGCTAAAGAAGTTTTATCCGACAAGGGAATACATGCATCAAGCATAAAAAGATTAGATTAATAACATAAAAAAAAACCCGGACTTTCCACAAAAACAACGGGTTCTTTTGAAGACCGCCTTCGGGCGGTTTTTTTATTTTATCTTTGCAACATGGCTACAAAAACCAACATATTAAAAAACAATTTGATAAAAGCGTTGGAACAATCACTTGGAGTTGTGACAACTGCATGTAAAAAGGTGAAATGCAATCGGTCAACGTTTTATAAGTATTATAACAATGACCCGAAGTTCAAAGCCGAAGTCGATGCGATTCAAGACATTGCACTTGACTTTGTTGAATCCAAATTGTTTGAACAAATCAAAGACGACAATACAACCGCGACAATCTTTTATCTAAAAACAAAAGGACGAAAACGTGGTTTTATTGAACGCCAAGAAATCAAACACGACGGCACTATCGAATCAAAAATCATTGAATGGTCACCGGCAACGGAAAGCGAAGAATAAAAGAGTTTTGCAACCGCCAATTTTATGAAGCGGTTAATTCAAAACAACGAATCAAGATATTCCAGGGCGGTTCACGTTCCGGGAAATCATGGGCGTTGATGCAATACTGTCTTTACTTAATCACAACCGAAACAAAACCAATAACCATTTCAATTGTCCGGAAAACATTACCGGCATTGAAACGTTCGGTTCTTAGGGACTTCAATATCATTGCAAAATCCCTTGGCGTTTATTACATGGGTGAATTCAACAAAACCGAATTGGTGTTCAATTACAATGGACATACAATTGAATTCTTCTCGGCTGACGACGCGCAAAAGATTCGAGGTTCAACGCGTGACGTTCTTTGGTGTGAAGAATGCAACGAACTAAACATTGAAGACTTTCGTCAATTGTCAATGCGTACAAAGCGCGAAATCTTAATGTCGTTCAACCCTTCAGACCCCGTGCATTTCATTTATGACCTTTGTGAACGTGACGACGCCGACTTATTCATTTCAACCTATCGTGACAACAAATTCATTGCGTCTGAAGTGAAAAAGGAACTGGAACGTTTGAAGAAACGTGACCCGGACTTTTGGCGTGTCTATGGTGAAGGGCAACGCGCGGTGTTCAGTCAGCGACAAATCTTTCGTGATTGGAACTACATTGACGAATCGGAATTTCCTGACGAACTTGATTGGTTCATGGGTTGCGATTTTGGGTACACAAACGACCCAACGGCAATTTGTTTGATTGCAAAGAAGAACGACAAAGTATTTGTCAAAGAAGTATTGTATAAAACCGGAATGACAAACCGTGACATTGCAAATCATTTGAAGTCGTTGGGACTTGAAAACCTTTTGATGTATTGTGATTCCGCCGAACCAAAGTCAATTGAAGAATTAAAACAAATGGGAATCCTTGCAAAAGGTGCAATCAAGGGCGCGGGTTCAATCAATGCGGGATTGTCGTTGATGAAGGAATTTGATTTCTACATTTCCAACAAAGCAACCAACGTCAAATCGGAACAAATGAAATATGTTTGGGACGAATTAAAAGACGGTACAATCATCAATAAAGCGGTTGACCGTGACAACCACCACATGGACTGCTTGCGTTATGGATTGTATTCTAAATTCAAAAACCGAAACGAATTCTTTGTCATTTAAAATTTCGTAAATTTGAACAAAATTTTCTTTCATGGCATCACTACTTCAACGCCTTTCAAATATAATCACTAAAAACGCGCAACAAACCGCCGAAGCGTACAACAAGGCAATCTATCAATATTTAGGTGAATCAATCATTTGGAATCCTGAAAACGATGATTCATACATACAACAAGGATATCGAAAGAACGCAACAATCTACTCACTTGTCAACATTATCACAAAAGCGGCAACAACCATTCCGTTTCAAGTGTATGAAAAAACAAATGAAAACGACTTAAAAAGATACAAGGCATTGACAAGCGGAACAATTGATTCCGGCGCACTTTACAAAGCTGAAATTGTACGAAAGCAAGCGTTAAACGAATTGGAAGGAACGCCGCTTCATGAACTATTGGAACGTCCAAACCCTTCACAATCTTACAATTCTTTTTTGACTGAATTGATTGCATTCGGGAAACTTACCGGGAACCGTTACGTTTACGGCATTGCACCGGAAACGGGAATGAATCAAGGAAAGTATTCGGAACTTTATGTCATGCCGTCGCAAGTCATGGAAATTGTTTCGGGTGGTTTTATGCAACCGGTCAAAGGATATCGAATTGAATACAACGGGACATTTGATTTGCCCGCCGAAGACATTTGTCATATTAAAGATTTTAATCCATATTACGACGGGACGGGTTCGCATCTTTACGGTCAATCACCTTTGCGTGCCGGACTTCGTTCGCTTACAACAAACAATGAAGCCGTCACAACGGGCGTGAAGTATTTACAAAACCAAACGGCGCGCGGTGTCTTAATGAGTGAAGAAGGCGACCTTAATGAAACGCAAGCGCAACAATTGAAAGACAAATTCCGTCAACAATTCCAAGGTTCAAACAATGCGGGTGATGTAATAATAACACCAAAAAAATTGTCTTGGGTCAACTTCGGATTGAACGCCGCGGACGTGTCATTGATTGAACAATACAACGCGTCAATCAAGGATTTGTGTAATGTTTACAATGTACCCGTTCAGCTATTGAACAACACCGAATCAAGCACTTACAACAACATGCGTGAAGCAAAAAAGGCGTTGTATCAAAATTGTGTGATTCCTGAACTTGTCAAAGTACGCGACGAACTAAACCGTTGGTTGGTTCCAAAGTTTGGTGACAACTTATTCATTGACTTTGATTTTACTTCAATTCCCGAATTGCAAGAAGAAACGGAAAAAGTCGTTGGACAATTGACGCAAGCGTGGTGGTTGACGCCAAACGAAAAACGAATTGCGATGTCTTACGGTCAAGACGAAGACACACCGGCACTTGATGACTATT